CGCCTCGCGGAGGCGGGTCTGGAGGTCGGAACCGAGCGCCTTGAGCTTCTCGCCCAGGGCAACGAGCTGAACCTCGGACGTCTCCGTGGACTCAACCACGACCGGCGCAGAGGGGGTCTCAACCGTCGGCACCGTCAGCGACGCGGCACCCGCAGCGGGTGCCTTCTCAACCTTGACCGCCTTGGCCTTCGGGGCCTTCGGGGCGGCGGCGGGCGCAGGGGCAGGGGTGGCAGCAACCACGACGATCGGCTTGGAGGCATCGGCGGACTTCTTAGCAGGCATCTTGTTTGCCTTGACGACAGAGGAAGAAGACGACATTTCTAACGCGTTGGTATACTCTTACCCTACGGCGGTCATGTAAACCGCTTCCGCCAGGAACGGGGGAGGGGGGCGGCGTGTATACTGCAGCAGGTGTTGCTTGGCGCGAACATAGTAGGTTCTGTAGGCGACCACGGGGTCTTGATTCTTGTATTCATCCGGCATGGCTGGCTTGGGCGGTGTCCACTCCTCAGGCAACCCCGACGGAATGTGCATGCAGAGCCACACAAGGTGCTCCTCGCATTTGTGGTGTTTGGAATACCGATAGGTATACTCCTCGCAGAGCTCCAGACCAAGACGACAGAGCCAGCGGTAATTGGCAGCGGACTCGCGAGCCCACTTTGCAGAGGGGTGGTTGGGGTGGGTCTTGCGATAGGCGGTCTCGGGCATAGATGTTCCAGACAGCCAATGGGCAGTATAGAGCAGTTGGCAGGTCTCAAGTATCATCTTCACGACGTGTCGGTCGCAGTGAAGACGAGCCGCTTCTGCGGGGTCAAGGGATAGGAAGAAGATATTCATGGCGAGGTGTCGGATACCCTGCTCCCATCAAACCCGTTTTCAGCAGCGGTAGAGTGCCGACAAGACCATAAACATAAAGTCATAGGAGTTGCTTTCCGTGAGCATGAATATGATTGCATTGAGGGTGGTCAGGATGAAGGAGTTGGGTGTTAGGGTCTTGGAGCTGTGGATACCGCGAGTGCAGTACGCCAATGCTCGGTGGGGTTTCTTGTGCATCTCCCCTAGGTCTGCTGCCAATAAACGGAACATGACCACCAGATTCTCCTTGGTCAAGTCCACAAACATGTTGGGATGGACGTCCTCAAACCCATAGAAGCGGAATATCTGACATGCGACGGTCCACCTGCGAAGAATACGGTCTGCTGTAGGGACACCGGCTTCGGATACGAGCGTCATACCCTTCCTGCGGCGATACACCCACAACTTGCGCATGCGCTGCTTAACTTCGTGAGACAACTCTACCTTCGTATACGGATTTGTGGGTTCAATGGACCGCGTCATCCAATCCCACAAGGTACAAAAGTCAAACCACCATATCCTCCCTGCCTCCTCTAGTCCCACGTAGTCAAATGGGTCTTGACGATTCTTATCTACCATGGTGGCAAGGTCTTCATCATTCACACACTCACCCCTGCGCAATACACCGGGTCCACACAAGGCAAGGTAGCGCCTGACCTTCCACCCCCGAAAGATGGCTTGAAAACGGACAAGAGGCAATGTCCGTTGCTTCACAACCATTGCCCATACCCTTGGCTCCTTGGTCGTGCGATGGCGTCCACACATGGAATGACCCATCAATGCATTGTGTGGACACTGGTCATCCGACTTCTTGTTCTTGGTGGATGCACACCGCGGCATCCTTTGATTGACGGATAGAGTTTCTTGAAAACTGGAAACGTGCGCTAAAAACGGAAACCGCCGACGGATGGGGTATGCCTCTTACAACCCGAGTACAATGTCTGCATCTGCCATCGTTTCGTCTGAGACCCTCGACATCAACCGCGTCACCATCGGCGAGATCCGTGCCAACAAGGCCGGAGGTAAGACTGTCCCCATCCGCTACAATGGACAGAACTTCCAGGTCCGTATTCCTCGCATCTTCTACCCCGCGGGTGTCGTGACCCGCACCGACGACCAGGGCAAGAACAGCTACAGCTTGCTCGCGTCCCTCAAGGGATGCGACACCTTCGTCAAGCAGCGCGCAACGCCCGACCTGGGTGAGATTGGGCAGCTGTACAACTTCATGCTGGACCTTCAGGAGAAGATCATCCAGCATGCGATTACGAACAGCGGCAAGTGGTTCGGCAAGTCCAAGTCGGAGGCAGTGCTCCGTGAGACGATGAAGCCGATTCTGAATCCTAGCGTGGAGAAGGTGAATGGCGAGTGGGTGCCGAGCGGTAAGTATCCGCCTAGCCTTCGCATGAAGATCTCGGTGTGGGATGGACAGGTCAGTTTGGATGCAATGGACCCGAATGGCGAGTCCATCGCGGTGACGCTGGACAACATTGAGCAGGTGTTCGCCAAGCGCATGGAGGGTCGCATGGTCATTGCGCCGAGCATCTATGTGACGGGCACTGGCTTCGGTGTGACGTGGCGTGTCGTGCTAGCGAAGATCTTCCCGCCGACGCGCATGTCCGCCAAGGCGGCGTTCGCGGACATCAAGGAGCCCGATGAGGAGCAGCAGCAGGAGGAGGAGCTGGACGAGGACACGGTGAATGTCCCGGTTGCGGAGGCACGTCCGCCTACTCCTGAGGAGCAGCCGGCTCGGTATGCGGCAGCGGCAGCGGCTCCGGCAAAGACGCCCGGACGGAAGCGGGCAGCGGTGTCTGCAGCCATGTGAAGACCTTGGAGCCGGTCGGAGGCGTGTGAAGTGTGAGAGATTCATCAACAAAGAACACCTTAGATAGATTAACCACATCCAAGTGAGACCCAATACAACCAGCGTGGAGTGGCTCAAGAGAAGCCCACGCACACTTTTCACATGAGTACATCTTTGGAGGGTTCAGGATCATGTCAGGGCTGAATACGCGCACGGAGCTCTTGAGGCATCGCTCCAGCACCTTGCGCGGAGTCGTCCACCCCTCGGCTGTGAACTGCTCAAACACGGATTCGGGAAGGACGGTCCAAATGCTATCCCCCACCTCCCATCCCTTTTCCTGTAGAAGCGTGGCAAACGGGCTCTCGTAATACCAACGAAGGTGTACATCTGCATGGTCCACCAAGTCATGCTCGGCTAGACCTACGCGGTCCAGGTCCTCATCGTACAGCCAATACACATTGGCATGCGTGTAGGTCGGGTCGCGCCGCCCACGATACACTTCGCGTCCATCCATGGTCCATAGGTCAGAGACCACATCAATGTCATGCTCGGTAATGTCGGTGGAGACCGGGTAGACCACCTTGCGATCAATGGCAGATAACATTGTTACCTACGCCCACTTAATCAAACGAGACCACAACGCGGACATCGTGACGGCGCACCGACTTGGTTGCGGACCGGGACAGCTCGTGGCGCTTGCGACGACCCTCCTCCGTATTGGTCACAACCTGCGAGCACGCCTCCATATCCGCATGGATTTCGTCGTAGTGCTCCGTCAGGTAATCCAGCACCTCGTCCTGGACTGCCCACTCAAAAAAGTTGAGCTGCCCCACGGTCGTGTCCAGCCCACGAAACTGGATTCGCTTCCACCTACAGAAGGGGTCGAACATCTTCTTGTTATACGCCTTGAGGTGCGCCTTGTACACCAGGTACACGATGACATGCTTATTGTCCTTGGTCAGGAAGGACACGTTCTGCTTCTTGGAGTAGTTGGTCACAAACCAGTCAATTAACCGCAAGCTCAACTTGGACTCGCCCTTGAGGATGGACTGCACGCGGGCAAAGGTGTCGGGGTTGGCATAGAAGGTCTCCAGTCGGTGCAGTACCCACTGCTCCTTGCTTTGAATCAAAGTGTCCGTCATACCCAATCTGTGTTTCACCAGTGAAAATGAGTTTAGGAGTTCAACGCAGACTAAACGCAATGGAGGATGCCCTCTCTGCATGGCTCTGGGATGGGCCGTTCACTCATCTTCAAACACGGATCCGACATTTCGTACACTTCTGCGCAGGTCTGGTGCCTCTTTCTCATCGTGTGCTTCGTCGTCATGCTCTGGCTCGCGTCCATGAGTTGATGAAGGGAGAACTTGGACGCAGGTGGGCTCGAGACCGCAACGTGCGACGAGTCATCCGCATGTATGGTGAGAATGACCAGCGAACGGCTGCGTGGCACACCAAGCGGGGGCAGATGATTACTGCGTCGGAGTTGGGCGCCATCTTCACAGGCGGTGAGACGCGGCGTTCGGTCATGATACGCAAGCTTGAGCCACCTGCTCCTTCCAATGGACCTCCATGCGCGCCTCTGATTTGGGGCACGCGGTTTGAGCCCATTGCCAAGCATATTTACGAGGAGGACACCAACTGCTCCATCACAGACGTGTCGTGTGTCCAGCATCCCGTGTATGGGTTTCTCGGTGCCTCACCCGATGGCATCATATTTCCAAAGGACGAGGTATCTCGCTCCATGCGCCGCGGACGGCTGGTGGAGTTCAAGTGTCCCTTCTCCCGAGTCGCCAAGGACGGCGTGCCTGCGGCGTATATCCACCAGATGCAGATGCAGATGGAGTGCACGGGCATTGATGAATGTGAGTATGTGGAGTTTCGGTTCAAGCAGGTGTTCTATGCAGAGTGGGTCGCCTTTCAAGGACGCAAGGGCGTCTTTGTCATCTTTGAGGACGAGACCGTGAGCTATACGAAGGATGCGTCATGGACGGAGCGCGAGAACCAGAAGGTTCACTGGATTCTGCAGTCGGTGAAGAAGGACTTTGTGCCCAAGGACCCCAAGTGGCTGTCGTCTCACTTTGACGACCTGAAGTCCTTCTGGGACGATGTGGTCAAGCATCGCGAGGCAGGGACCAAGCCAGCGCCCCTACCGTCCACAACGGTAACGATAGACCTTTGACAACCATGACAACCGCCTACCGGATATCGCAGTCCACTCCTTGATTGAGTACTTGTCCGCCATGCTTCGGTTGCAGTTTCCGCAGATGGGATTGAGGTTGTTGATATCCAGCGTACCTCCCTTGCTCTCTGGAATGTCGTGTCCACACTCAAAGTCAAAGACATTGATCACGTTCTCGCACCAACGGATTGTGCACTTGTGTGAAAACACGCGTCCACAATACGCTATCCACACCTGCTGCCGAAGAGCTCCTGGTATTTTCTGTTTAGGTGGCATTGGGTTTACTCCGTCTTCTCCTGTAGACGACCGGGAGGAGGACCACCGGTCAAATGGAGGTAGGCGCGGTAGGCATTCACCTGAAAGGGCGTCTGCGTGCCCTCAAGCGGCGGGCTCTTGACTACGGGCGGAGGCATGTGGTTTGTCCGCTGCGCATAACTGGAATCCATCGTGACATCCGTGCGAACCACACCACGCAGGTCATTGAACTCCGGGTCGGGGCGCTTGGCTTCCGAAGAAAAGAACGTCAACCATGCAAGATAAACGGCTACCAGGGCTACAAGAAGCACAAGAAGCTCAGTCATTGTTTAGAGACCCCGAAAAAAAGGGATTGTTTCGTCTCTTGCTCAACAACAAGTATGGCACCCTCCGAGGAAAAGGCACTTGAGACCCTGCGACTCTTCTTCAGCCGCCGCGCACTTCCGACCGAGACGACCCGCATCACATCCGAGGACATTGATAAGGTGAATCTCTACACCATCGGCAAGGTGCTTGTGCTCTTCAACCAGAAGCAGTCCACGACCATTCCCGACATTATGGGGTATCGCAAGTTTGCGAACGAGCATGGATATACACAGGGCATGGTGATTGTCTCTCGGTCCAAGCCATCCGATAATGCGCTGTTGAACATGAAGGCGGCGGCAAAGGACAGGGTGCAGTTCTTCTACCTGCCCGAGTTGCAGTATGACATCACGCAGTCAAGGTGGTCCATGCCCCACCGAATCCTCAAACCCGACGAAGTCACCGCAATGCTGAAGGAGAAGAACATCACCAAGCCCGAGACCCAGCTGCTCTCGATTGACTCGCAGGACATTCAGGCGCGCATCATCGGGGCGATTCCAGGTGATATTGTGGAGGTGATTCGGCACAGCGACACGGCAGGTCAATCCAAGGTATGGCGCTACTGCGTGCAGGACGCAAATGTTGTCTGAACACAATGAGTACTCCGGGAGACGTTGCGGATGGGCAGTTGACGGACTTGGAAGCCCAATACCAAGCTGTAAAGACAGAGTATGATGCCAAGGTGTCTGCTGCCCTTGCCATGACGTCGGCAACCGACATCAATGCATCCATGCCAGGCATCCTGTCAGCGAAGCAGACAATGATTGGGATTGTCAATCAGATGGTGTCCCTGACCACACAGCTAGACACACCCGACCTTGAATCCAAGCGACAGGAACTGCTTAGACGATTACATACCCTGCAGGCGCAATACAATCTACTGGCATCTAGCGATGACCATCTCAAGACCCTTCAACGAATCCGCGAACGTGAGGAGGAGAAGTTTGATGGACCCTTTTACTTCTTCGGTGGGCTCTTTGCACTCGCATGTGCCGCTCTGGTCGGGGCGATGATGGTCAAGAAATCTCAGTAGACCCCGTGAACAAACACGCCGAACACACCAATCACGCATGCCGCAACTGCCTTTGCGAGCATCACGGATGTATCCGTCACCTTATCTGCTGTGACAACTTCGGCTTTCCTTAACGTATCCTTCAAGGTAGGCAGTGTTTGTTCATAGGACGATATCTGCTCGTGAAGCGCGCTGACATCGGACCCTAGCCCAGCGTCCGCCGTGGTTGTCGCCTGAATCTGTGCCTTTGTAGCTTGCACATCTTGTTGTGCTTGTGACAGCTGTGTATCCAGCTGTGTCTTTGCAGCGGCTGTTGCCTGCCCTGCTGCCGTATCGTTCGGGTTCAGCGTGGACGCTGTGAGCAGGGTCTTGTATCTAGTTAACTGCTCCTGCAGGTCATGCGGCAACACAATGGTTGCATCTGCATTCCCATTCGGGTCGGGGACAGTCAATTGCTCGCGCGCAGATAGGTTGATAATGAACAGCAGTGTCCCTGCGAGGAAGATGAGCCACTCAAGCATTATCTCTTGGCTAGTAAACAAAATGCCCGTCCGTTCCTTTAT